GTGATCAAATACCAGGTAGCCGTGAGATTGTCATAGCCCAGGCCAAAATTGCGGAACAGTTCGATCTGTTGCAGCATGCTCTGTTCCAGAGCAGAGGGTAAATCTGTGATGAATTTTGGTATGACCTGTGTGGCCAGGGCACCTGTGGGCACGAAATTGTTCAGGGCCACTGGACCAGATCCATCTGATAGGTTGCCCAGGCCATTGTTGGTACCATCCAACACCACAGCCGACACAGTGGCCCAGATCACTAATTTTTCATCAGCTCGCACAGGCACACCGGCCACAAGGCGATTGTTAGCATCAAAGAAGAATCCTGCAGGCGGCTCAAACTTTATCAAACTGCCTTGGGTGATGTAGCGAGCATTGTTGCTGGCATAACTGCCAATGCTCTGAGGTGCAGCGGCCGATCCCACATAGAAGAAACCCGTGGTCTCGTTGACCAAGCGAGTGCTTTGTTGCCACACCAGATTGATGACGGCCAGGTTAGGACGTGGGAAGTTAGCATAGTAAAACTGCAGGGTACCACGACTGGGCAACAAAGGCTCCACTGAGTTGTTGATAACATCCACGATTTCGTTGCGATCAATCCAGTCAAAATCAAACGTGGGCAAAACATTCTGTCTATAGATAACACCATCACTGGCAAAAATGTTTGTGCTGGAATATTTGCCAGTGACGTCAGTGAGATCAATGTAGCGTGATGTGCCCACGCTGCTTCGGGCCACGGCCTTTGATTTGATGATGGAGTTGTATCGGGTGAACGGGAAATTGTTGTAGTCTTCACCGTTGACCATCCTGTTTTGTGTGTAATACCGTGCGGGTGCTCGCTGTTTGATCTCCTCGATGCTCTCGCGTGCTTCGGCGTTGCTCACAGGCTGGGTGATGCCACAGGTGAATGTGATGGTTTCCAAACGACCAAAGCGACTGATGTAACTGATAGGGATCACCACGCTCTGCATCTCTTCGGGATTGATTATGTACTGCAGGCCGTTGCTGGCACGCACATAGGCACGGAAGAAGCCCACGGGCACTTCGGCAAACACACCATCACCAAAGACCAGGGTGATCTGATCATTGGCCCGGCTGGTGATGCTGTATAGTCGGCGTTGATCCGGTGCCAGTTGTTCCACGGCACCGGCATAGATGCTTTCCACAAAATCCCATTCGCCTGCGATGCTTCCTAGATCGTCCAGTTTGTACAGCCAATGGTCTTCTTGGTTGCAACCTTCGATGTTGACATTAACGGTGCGATTGGGGATGCCTTCCGCAAGATTAAAGTCTTGGTTCTGCAGCACGCCCTGTTTGAAAAAGAAAAAGTATCCAGTGTTGTCAGATCCAAATCCCAGTTGATCATTGCGATACAGGATGTTGAATGCTCCTGAAGGTCTGGGTGCCACTTCGTACACATAGTCTCTGCCTTCGCTGGTGCCACTCACAGCTTCAAACGGCATGTTCACACCGTCCACTGTGGAGGTATAAGGGATCACTGGCAGGAATCCTGGCACTAAATTGATGGCGTACTCTGCGGTACGCACGCCCAGAAGATCTTGTTCGTTGCCAGGGCGACCAAATTTTTGACTGTCTACCAAGGCAGCATTGATGATCTGCGTGAACTGTTCCAACCAGTTGGGATTGGTAGGATCATTCCAGTCTATGGTGACATTGGAAAGATTGATACCATTGAAATCTGTGAGATTTTCCGTGGTAGTAACAGAAAATACTTTGAGGAATCCTTGGGCCGCACTGTTGCGTTTGGGGGTATAGCTCACCAAGTTGGCCAAACGAACCACTGAATCTCTGCGTTCTGCTGTGTCCAGGAAGTTTTCCCTGGCATTCAAATCGTTGCGGAATGCCAGGGCCTGGCCCATGAACGCCATCACATCCAACAGAGCGATAAACTCTGAACTCTCTATGTAGTCATTGAATGTTTCAGGATAGTACAGGCGGAGATAATCCACGAAACTCTTGCGTAGAGTTTCAAAATCATAGGATTGGAAGTCGGCTTCTCTGTAGGTCTGATACAGTCTTTTCCAGTCTTCTACGCCGAATATAGCAGTTTGTCTAGCAGTCTTGGCCATGGCTTCTCACAGTGGTCAAGTATTTATGGTGCTGGAAATATGCCCTGTTTTAGATGAAGCTAGCTCTACGAGTTTCTTGGTCAAAGAATATGGCCAGGCGTTCTGCTGTGGATGATGCCACCACCTGTATCTCGATCTCGATCAACAAGCCGTTGTCTTGCGGAAAAGAATTGGCAGATGTGACATAGATCCTGGGATCGCCACCGGCCACACGCTGTATTTCGGCCAGTATGGCCGTTTCTGTGGGTTCGGTCTGGTTTTCAAACACATAGCTCCAGATGGTGGTACCATAGCCGGGCCGACCCGGCAGTTCGCCCTGCTGGATGTTGAAAGCATTGGAGAGATCTCGCTTGATCAGTTCAAAATCCACCAGAGTGAATTTCTTGAATTGATTGATGGTGTTGAATCCTATGAACGTGGGCATGTGAGTATTTAACCAGCCAGCAATCTTGATAATCTAGCTCTGAGACTAGCCAGTTCTGTTTCTTGTGCAGACACATCAAATCCGCGACGCTGCCGTCTGGCCACGATCTGTTCAAGATCAAAGATTTCGTTGTTGATCAAGGTTATCTGCTGGTTTACTGGACTAGCCGCCGAACTAGTTCGCACAGTTTCTCCACCACCAGTTTCCACTTCTACCACGGGCGGCAGACCCCTGACTTCACGTTCTTGATCTATACGTTCAATTTCTACCTCGTCGGCTTCGTTGTCATAAACCAATTCTTCATTGGGCACGGAACTGAACAGGCTGCTGCTGAAATCTGGCGTGGGTATCTTGGGATCGCCAATGACCTGTTCCAGGGCGAAATCCAGTTCGCTGCGTTCCACGGTGCCAGTGAAGCCACCCAGTTGTACGCCACCTGTGACCAGTTCAGATGCCTTGCTGTCCACGAAATTCACTGCATACTGTGCATTCTTGGCCACGGAGTTTATCTCTGATACTAGTTCCGGTGGTGCCAGACCCTTGACCCAGGCTGCGGTGTTGTCCACGCCAAACTTGCTGGCGGTCTGCACGAAACTGGCCAAGTCTGTGGGTGATTCTGATCCTGTGACTATGCCCGCAGATTTCAATCCATCCAGGGCCGACACCATGATTTCGTTCTGCGTGAGGCTCTGTAGATTCACATCTCCCAGCAAGGGTCCTAGACCGTCCACACCGGCCTTGCCGGTCCAGACCTGTGGTGAGCTCAGCACTGATTCCAACTGTGCTGGATCTTGTAGGAATGTTTGCACTGTGCCGGGTTTGAGGAAACCAGATGACTCCAACTGATCCGCTGACAAGCCAAACTTGCCAATGCCTTTGTCCACGGATACCACATCAGAGGCCTGACCTACGTCTGAGGCAGTCTGGGCCAGCAGGCCAGTGACCTGTGTGGTGTCAAGGCTGCCCACAGATATCTCCGCAGGTGTTTGTTCCAAGAATGCTGCGGAATCGATGCCATCAGTCACTGGTACATCTTCTAGTTCGGCCAAGGTCTCGGCTGTGGCTTCGGTGAGATCAGTGGCCGGTGTTTCGCTGAGTTCGGCCACGGCGTTGACACCTTGATTGTGATAAGGATAAGGTTCGTGTGTGGGTGCCCTGGTGACTATGGTCTTTAATTTGCCAAACTCCACGGTCCAACCCGTGCCGGTGACAAACTTGGTGTCAGCCAAGCTGAGATCTTTGAGGTTGGTGGGTGTGGTCACTGGTGCTGCAGTGCCGCTGTTCAAGCTGATGCAGCCTGCCTTCAAATTGAGACTGCCACCTCCGTCCCAGGATCCTGTGGTGGACTTTAGAGCCAGGCTGCCATCGCTTTTGACGCCAACCAGACTTTTGCTGTACAAGGTCAGTTTGCCTGTACCAATCACATCCACCGACGCTTCGCCTTCCAGTTTCATGGTCTTGCTTTTGACATTTACTGCACCACCCGCATACATGTTGATATCCTTGTCCGCATGCATGTTGATGGTGCCTTGTGTGCGTATGTTCACTGAATTGGTGGAGAACACATCCACGGTGCCCTGTTTGCCAAACTCCAGCCAGGTCTGGCCATTGGCGTGTATGATGTAGAAACAGTCACCATCATCGCTCATGGTGATCTGATGGCCCTTGGCTGTGCGTATGCGGACCAGATTGTCTTTGCCTTCGAGATCACCGTCATCCATGACGATGCTGTGGCCGCCACGCCTGGCTATGACCTCCACATCCTGTGGTCGGATCTGGCCGCGTTCCAACTGCCCTTTGATGTCGCGTTCTGACAAGCCACCTTGGTAGATGGCCTGGCCTGGTGTGGAGATACCAAAACACGCAGATGGCGATTCTCGTTGGCTGTTGCTGGTGATGGGGCCGCGAACAGTGTCTTTGATCAAGCCCTGCTGCATCATGATGCCGGCCACATAACTGTGCACCGGTTTCACCTTGTCAAAGAATCTGGGATTTTCGGATATCTCTTCGTTTTCGCTGTTGATCTCTGTGACCGGTAGTTGGCTGGCACCAGCGAAATAACTGTCCTGCGGCCCATTTTCCAGATTGAATCTGCGGCTGGCACCTATGGCCGGAACCATGTGATTGATGCCGATGTCAGGCACACATCCTGTGTAGTAACCTTGGTTGGGATCGCCTGCAACAAAGAAACATATGACCTGCGTGCCCAGATCCGGTGGTGTGAACCACATGCCATAACTCTGTTGATTGCCAGTGAATGTTCCCGCACCCTCACTGGTACCGGCGTGCGGTGTCACACCGTAGAATGGTGGTATGTAACTCACGGTACGCCACAGGCTTTCGTCAGTCTTGTCTTCGCCCGCAAACTGCTCGATGTACACCTGCAGTCGACCGGATCTGGTGGGATCCACATTGTTGACGACTTCGCCGATGAATGGACCAAACTCTGTAGGCGAGCCGCCACGATCAAACTTGTAGCCCTGTGGACGACCTCGGGTTCGTTGGGTATTATCAGGCATTATGCATCTCTCTTGGTTCTCTGTACAGGTTGGCTGGTAGTGGGCGAGTTGGCTGCACGTTGACGTATGGCTAGACCCTGTGCCGCTTGGTTGCGTTCTTGCGGTGTGATACGACCTTGATCATACAACTGCTGGATCTCTGCGTTGCTGGTGACATTCACAGGACCACGATTGGTGAACACCTGTTGTGTGACAGGTTCGCCCACTGCTCGGCCCGAAGCACCGCCCTGGCTGGCCACTGCTGCTGCACTGGAAGCTGGCCCCACGGGCTGTCCACCTGACGTGGGTGCTGACGCTTCAGTGAGACCCAAGGCCTGGTTGTCAAAGCCTTCAGCGGCCAACGAACTGGTGGCCAAGGGTTTGTTAACCTTGGGCCTGGCATCTATCACTTGTGCCAGACCCTGTCTGGGCTGATTGGCCCTTTCGTTGTCATCCAGCAGTGCTTGGAGGTTGGGATCGATGGCACGAGCGGTACCAGTACCAGCACCAGTCTCACGCACATCTTCGGTTTTCTTGACCGGCGGTAATGGAAATCTCAACATGCTACCGTGTATTTCTTGCGTGAACTGGCCTTGTGAGAATGTGCTAATGCATTCTGTGGCTTTGTATATGAATCTCTGTCTTGGTTCGCCGGCTGACGTGGCTGACCGATTGTAGTTTTTACGAGTAGGATCTGCGATGCCGGTATCTAGATCATAGTCCACGGGTTTGTTAAATGCTACCTGGAACAGTATCTCTTGTCCTTCCTGATTGATGGTATCATCTGTGAGGAAAGGACCATAGTTGAATGTACGGAGATCTTGTATGCCCGTGGCCACTTCGCTCTGGAAGATCCAGGCAGGATCGCCCAGGATTTTTAGTTTGATCTTGGTTTGATCTCCTGGGCTGTAGAGATAATCCGCGGCATTGGCACTGGGTTCATTGACTTTTTCGTCGTCTTGGCCTTTGTTGGTTTCATTGCTCACAGGTTGGAAATAGGCCTTTTCCAGTTCTATGGAATCGCTGGTGGTAGTGCGTATGGGAGCTTCACCATTGCTGACGATAAAGTAGAGATAATTGTAGTCTTGGGTGAAATCCAAGATCGCTGTGTTTTTTCCTGTGAACCAATAGTTGTACTCTTTTTGCACACCCCGGAACTTGGGACTGGGAAAGAAATCACTCTTAACATCGTTCACTGCGTAGGCAGTGACCTGATAGGTTATGGTGTACGCATAGTCATTGCGTTTGCGATCATACTTGTCCAGTTTGGGTTCCACTTCCATGCCTATGCGATACCAACCAATGGTCTGTGCTGGTACTCCGTTGTCTTTGAGTTTACCGGTTTTGGCATCATAGATCTTGATCTGCTGTTCATAGATGTAGGAGCTACTGCGAACCAATTGATCAATGAACTGCACGATGCTGGTACCTGCAGCGATCTTGGTGCTCTTGGCATCTGTGTTGACTGCTTGTTTGGCTCCTAGTTTGGCATCGGCCGCAGTCTTGGCCTGGATCATGGGCGTTTGTTTGAAGTTGGTTTCACCAGGTGGGGACACCGTGGCTGATTCAAGTATGGGATCCAGATTGATCACATAGGTATCAGCATATTCATAGGTGCCTGCTGTGACCAGTTCCTCTTGGTATTTGTTCAGTGCATCTACCAGCCCCGACACTATGGTCTTGTTGGCAGCGGCATTGGCCTTGGCCGGAGCGGAATTCTGTGTGGGACTGGTACCGGCCACCACAGGAGGTTGTACTCCGCGTGCAGCCACGGCCTCGTTGGATTCAGAATATGCGTCAAAGGTACTGGGCATGTCAGGCTCCTACCCCTAGGCTGTAGTCCGTACCTGCTCCAGATTCGTTGGTGTTGTTGAAACCACGATTTTCCGGTGGCAGTCGAGAACCTGCAGCAACATCGGCCTCCGTGACTGGTTGGCGGCCTTCGGTGGTGGTGGCCGATCCAAACTTGGCATTGCCAGTGAACAGTTCCTTGAGAGTCTGGCTGGTTATTTCCACGTTGTAGGGGATCGTTCCACGCGGACCCGTGGCCACCAAATTTTGTGGAACCACTGCGTCACATTGGTATTCCACCAATTTATTGGCCACGCGGAATTGGATAGTTTTGAACTGGAATGGTATGAATTTTTCCACTATGGCATCTACCTCTGATCCTGTGGCATCTTTGCCTCGCTTGTTGGCCTTGACCAAGGTGCCGTTTTCATCATAGCCATAGAAACGTATGACCATTAGGTAATTTTGTGCCGCATAGTTCTGTTTGGTATTGCCACCTTGCAGGGCGATGTACTGCTGTGTGGCTGCAAAGAGATTGTCCAAGAACGTGATTCCGTTGGGTTCGGTCAAAGTGAACTTGAGCTCAGTGACATTGTGTGCACCTCTGGCACCTTTGCCTGGCATCACGCTTTTGACCTGTATATTATCAATGTAGTAATCCAAGGGAAAGAACTGATTACGGCCCAGCCCTTTTACACTATCTAATTCTGTGACAAAATCTCTTTCTTGTCGTGACAGCTGGGAAATGTCTGTGGCCGTCCCAGCTGGCCCTGCTCCTCCACTTCGCATCAGTAGCTGATAGCCGGCTATGGATCGTTTTTTACTGTTGATGAGCCTTTTGTAATCAGCCGGACTCATGATATAGAGACTGATGTTGTAGGTATAACTGCTGTATTGGTCCAGCACATTGGGCTTGGCCTCGATCTTTCCAAGAGATCCACCAAACAGATTGTTCAATCGAGCCCGCACTCCGGTACCACCAGGATTATCATCACCGGCTGCGGCGGCACCGGGCGAGTTGGCGGCCTGTGGTCCCGTGGCACCGGGTCTCGCACCGCCGGGAGCGGCCACCGACTGCGGAGTCTGTTGTGTCTGTGACGCCTTTCGTTTGGGTGCGGCTGTGCCGGCATCTTCGTTGGCACCCGGGGTAAACTTTTGTGCGTTGGTAGGCACAGCAGCCGCAGCCGGCCCCACACGACCATTGGTGGATTTGAG